ACGGGTCGCATGACGACATGGTGGACTGCCTGAGCATGGTGCTGGCAAGATACCGGCAGGGCGGGTTCATCAGACTGCCAACGGACTACCGGGACGAACCGTCCTATCGCAACCGCGTTACGTATTACTGAAAGAACCTGACATGGCAACGAATATCGACCCGACACTTATGCCTCTGGACACCGCCCTCATGGGCGACGAGCCTGCCATCGAGATCGAGATCGAGAACCCTGATGCTGTCAGCATCGGCATCGACGGGGTTGAGATTGAACTGATGCCGGAACCTGAGACTGCGGACACATTTGACGCAAATCTTGCGGAGTACATGGACGAAGGTGAGCTTCAAACCCTGGCTTCCGAGTTGATTGACCTCGTAGATGTGGACATCAACAGTCGCAAAGACTGGACAGATATGTTTGTCAAGGGTCTAGAGGTTCTTGGCATGAAGTACGAGGAGCGTACTGAGCCGTGGAACGGGGCTTGTGGGGTGTATTCGCCTCTTTTGACTGAAGCCGCGATCCGTTTCCAGTCGGAAATGATTACCGAGACCTTCCCGGCGCAAGGTCCGGTGAAAACTCAGATCATTGGAGCGGTTGACAGACTCAAGGAAGAGGCAGCAGAGCGGGTTCGTGATGACATGAACTACATGCTGACCGAGCGGATGATTGACTACAGGTCCGAGCATGAGCGGATGCTGTACTCCCTTGGCCTTTCTGGTGCGGCGTTCAAGAAGATCTACCCGAACCCCAGTACTGAGTTGCCTGCGGCTCCGTTTGTCCCGGCTGAAGACCTTGTGATGCCCTACGGGGCGTCAAATGTTTACACAGCCGAGCGTGTGACCCATGTCATGCGCAAGACTGAAAACGAGATCAAGAAACTACAGGTAGCAGGTTTTTACAAAGACGTAGAACTGGGTGAACCTGTCAGGTTCTTTACTGACATTGAGAAGAAAAAGGCCGAGGAGCAAGGGTATACCCTTACCGACGATGATCGGTATCAGGTATTGGAGATCCACGTAGACTGGGACATGCCGGGGTACGAAGATGAAGTTCCTTTGCCGTATGTGGTCACGGTTGAAAGAGGAACCAACACCGTCCTGGCCATCCGGCGAAACTGGAACGAAGACGACGACAAGAAACTCAAGCGACAACACTTCGTCCAGTACACGTACATCCCCGGGTTTGGGGCCTACGGACTTGGGTACATCCATCTGATCGGCGGCTACGCCCGAGCAGGCACTTCCATCATTCGACAACTAGTGGATGCTGGCACCCTGTCCAACCTGCCCGGTGGCTTGAAGTCTCGCGGCCTGAGGATCAAGGGCGACGACACGCCTATCGCTCCGGGCGAGTTCAGGGATGTGGATATTCCTTCGGGGAGTGTGCGTGACAACATCATGCCCCTTCCTTACAAGGAGCCGAGCCAAGTTTTGGCGGCTTTGCTCCAGTCAATTACTGAAGACGGACGGAGGCTTGCGTCGGTAGCGGACCTCAAGGTCAGCGATATGAGCGCCCAGGCTCCTGTTGGGACAACGCTGGCAATTTTGGAGCGGCAACTCAAGACAATGAGTGCTGTCCAGGCGCGGGTTCACGCTTCGCTTCGGATGGAGTTCAAGCTCCTCAAGGGCATCATTCGGGATTTCCTGCCTGCGGACTATTCCTACACGCCGGAGGGTGGTGATCGGTCGGTCAAGCAATCTGACTACGACCTTGTTGAAGTAATTCCCGTGAGCGACCCGAACGCCGCCACGATGGCGCAGCGGATCATGCAGTACCAAGCTGCACTGCAACTGGCTCAAGGTGCCCCACAAATTTACGATCTTCCTCAGCTTCACCGGCAGATGCTTGAGGTGTTGGGTATCAAGAACGCCGAGCGGTTGGTAGCAGTTCCGGAGGATCAGAAGCCTCAAGATCCGGTGACGGAAAACATGAACGTGCTGAGGGGAAAACCTCTCAAAGCGTTTGCGTATCAGGACCATGATGCCCACATGGCAACACATCAGTCGTTCATGCAAGACCCGAAGGTGATGTCCACGCTGGGGCAGAACCCGATGGCTCAAGGAATGATGGCCGCACTCATGGCTCACATTGCAGAACATGCTGCGTTTGCGTACCGGGCTCAGGTTGAGATGGCTTTGGGTGTACCTCTGCCCGCCTTGGATGACGAGTCAAATGCACCGATAGCACCTGAAGATGAGAAGGCCCTAGCTCCGCTGATTGCCGCAGCCGCTCAGAGGACGATGGTGCAGAACCAAGCGATGGCCGCTCAACAACAAGCGCAGCAGATGGCCCAAGACCCGACGTTACAGATGCAGCAGGCTGAGTTGCAGTTGAAGCAAGCCGAAATGCAACGCAAGTCCCAGAACGACCAGATGGACTTCCAAATCGCGCAGCAAAAGTTGCAACTTGAAGCGCAACGTCTACAACTTGAGGCCCAGAAGAATCAGGGCGAAGACCCCCGGCTAAAGGCCATGAGGTCGCAGCAGGAGCTTCAACAGAAGGAACAAGTCCATCGCCAAAAACTCAACCATCAAGCGCAGCAGCAACAGGCCAAGATGCAACAACAGGCTATGAAGGCAGCTCAACCCAAAGCACCGAGGCAGTAAATGGCAACCGCATTCGACGTAGTTATCAAAGAACTGGAAGAGCGCCGCGAAACCATCGCGCAGGCGCTTATCTCAGGTGCGGCAAAAGATTTTGCCGAGTACAAATTCATGACGGGTGAAATCCAGGGTCTTTCACGCGCTCATGCTTTCATAACCGACCTTGTGCGAAAGATGGAAAACGACGATGAGTGAACTACTCCTGAGCGACGGCCAAAACACCACCGTGTTGCCGCAAACCGACGAGGAAAAGGCCCGACAAGTGCCTGATCCGGTGACCTACCACTTGCTCTGCGTTCTGCCCAAAGCGGAAGAAGCGTACGAAAGCGGTCTGGTCAAAGCAGGGCAGACCATGCACTTTGAAGAAGTGTTGAGTCCAGTTCTGTATGTCGCCAAGATGGGGCCAGACTGCTACAAAGACCCGCTTCGGTTCCCGTCAGGTCCATCCTGCAAGGTGGGTGACTTTGTGCTGGTTCGTCCCAATTCTGGTACGCGGTTGAAGATCCACGGACAAGAGTTCCGCATCATCAACGACGATAGCGTTGAGGCAGTCGTCCAAGATCCGAGGGGGATCAAGCGTGGATAAAGAAGAAATCATTTCTTACGGCGTCACGGACGACTTTGCTTGGTATGAGTTGTCACGCATGCGCGTGCGGCTTGACGAAATGGTAACCATGCTTGAGAACCTGCAAAACACACTGAAGGCAAGATCAGTGGAGCAGCAGAGCTACATGAATTACCTTGAAGGCAAGGTCCGCATGCTCAAAGCACTCGCCCCCCAAGACGCAAAGGAGTAACACATGACAGAATACAAGTTCCCCGATGAGGTGGAAAAAGAAAAGCCCGTCGAAGAAAAGCTGGAGATCGAGATCGAAGGCGACACCGAGATTGAGGTCGTAGACGACACGCCTGAGCAGGACCGTGGGCGCAAGCCCATGAAGGAAGCCCCTGCGGAGGTCACGGACGACGAACTGGCGCAGTACTCCGAAGGAGTAAAGAAGCGCATCCAGCACTTTTCCAAGGGATATCACGAAGAGCGCAGAGCCAAGGAATCTGCGCTGCGTGAACGTGAAGAAGCAGTGCGCCTCGCTCAGAACCTCGTAGAAGAGAACAAGCGCCTACAGGGCAGTTTGGGCCAAGGCCAGCAGGCTTTGCTTGAACAAGCAAAGAAGGTTGTTGCCAACGAGGTTGAATCAGCAAAGGCAAAGCTCAAAGCCGCGCATGAGGCAGGTGACACTGAAGCGTTCATTGAGGCGCAGGAAGAACTGACAACCGCTAAGATCAGAGCAGAGCGTGTCAACAATTTCAAGCCCCAGACTCCTCAGGCAGTTGCACAAGCCCCCGCATCTGTGGTACAACCCGCTCCACAGCCTGAGTATGTGCCTCAGATCGACACCAAAGCCAGAGCGTGGCAAGAAGCCAATTCCTGGTTCGGGGCCGACAAAGAGATGACGGCGCTTGCTCTTGCGGTACATGAGAAACTTGTGGAAAATGGGGTCAACCCAACGAGCGACGAGTACTACGAGAAGATCAATTCACGTGTACGCAGTGTTTTTCCAGATGCGTTCCACTCGGAAAAACGTAAGTCGTCGGTTGTGGCACCCGCCACGCGCAGCGTAGCGCCTAGAAAGATCACGCTGACGCAATCACAAGTTCAAATCGCCAAGCGGCTCGGACTGACCAATGAGCAGTACGCCCGTGCGGTAGCGGAAGAAATGAGGAAACAAAATGGCTGAACCCAGAATCCCCCGTGAATTTGACACTCGTGCAAAGGCTGAAAGGCCGAAGCAGTGGATGGTTCCTGATG